CCAGCCATAACAATAGGGCTTAATGGTTGACCGCCGCCGATCGGTACATATCTAGCCTGTCTCGTCTGTGGATCATATTCAGGGTAGGCATATCCTGCAAATCCACCGCTTTCATTTGTCATTGCTAGAGGCGCGTTGACTTGTGCGCCTCTCATGACGCCCCCTCTCATCATAGGATCAGCTTCAATCGCCCCCGATCTAACCGCGCCATCAATCACGCCGTCCAACTCCTGAATAGCCTGCTCGCCGCTCAGTTGCCCACCCATAATGCGCTGCATAAAGTCAATCGTATCCGAGGGATCGCCGCCACGTTGCTTAATTTTGTTTGCGCGCATTTTAAGCGCTTTTAGGGTCTCGGAAGTATTTCCTGACTGGATTAAGGGTTTGATCGCTAGCGCGTCCCTGGCCATGTCGCCGAGCTGGAATAGAGTGGTTTTTCGGTCAAGCCCTTGCTGTGCAATTTTCTGATTAAGCAATTGATTCTGGTTGCCGATCTCCGCGCCCTGTACCTGCGCATCTAATAACCGATTGCGCATAGGCGTTTGCAATACAGAATTGAAAGCCTGCTGTGTGCTTGCTGCATCCCTGAAATTCTCGCCCAGGCTTGGCGTTGGCGCGTTTTGAAATAGAATATTTGCATTAGGCATTATGCTGCCCTCGGTTTAAATTCTGCGGTAACCATTAAATAACCTGAATCATCCTCAAAAACGGCATCAGGGCGAGTTTTAACAAGCTCATCAGCCATGCGCCCAATCATTAGCAGATCATCACCTTTGTAACGAAACTCATAAACGCCGCCGAGATCATCCCGCCCGATTTCTTTAATGTCGGTTTTTAGACGTCTATCCGACGGAAACATACCTCCGCCGCCGAACATCGCCGCGCCTTGCATAAGCAGCTTAGTACCACCAGAAACAGCCGAATTATTGATATTCTGCCGCGCCATGATGCCAGAGCTTAAAATGTCGCCTTGATTGCCTAAAATATTGCTGACGTTATTCGCAGAGTTGAGACTGTTTGCTGTCTGGCCTGCCGCGCTTGCTTGACCCATGTTCACGCTCTGCAATAGCCGGTTGAACTGGTTGTCTACAAACTGTTCTCCCTGGCCCAAATAATTCTGGAATAGTTGGTTGACCATGCCGCCAGAACCGTATTTCCCCTGCGCGGCCCCCGCTGCTTTGATTTGATCGCCTGAGTTATTCACTGCGGCCTGAAACATTGGATTACTGTTTAAGTAGTCCTGCTGGCCTCCGCTGGTCATTAGCGCCTGGAACCCTGGCATATTAGCTAAGCCCTGATCAACAAACGGTTGCATTGTCTTTCTGGCCAGGGCATCAGCTTCTTTTTGGTAGGCTAGCTGCTCGCGTGACATGCCCATTTGCGCGTTCGTAGCATTTCTCGCCGCGTCCCGCTGATCGTCGTAGTTAGTTAAGCCTACCGCATCAGTTAAACTGCTTACCGCTTTGCCCATTTTAACACCTCGTAATATTTGTCATGCTTTTTAAAGCCGCACAGGCGCGCATAAACTGCGGCGCGTCTATCTGTTAACTCTGCAATTATTTTTTGGTAGGGCGTGTTCGACCACACCCATTGAACAGCCATTTTCCCGGCATTGACCGCATATTTGCCGCGATGACTTGTTACAAAAGCAGGGTGAATTTCAATAACCGATTTGAACTTTTGGAGGATGAAAGCGCCGACCAAATCAGGATCGTAAACGCCTAAAACTAAGGAATAGGGCGTATTAACCGGCAACCAATCAGGCCAAAATTCAGGGTAGGGAACACTATTTAAAAACTCTCTTGCTTCATGGTCTGAGGCAATTTGTTTTAAAATCAAGGCGTCTTAGGCGCGCCTGACTCATGATGCACCGTGATTGACGTTCCCGCCGAGGCAAGCAACTGAATAAATCCGTTGTAAGCCATGACCGGCACAGTCACCAGGATGTAATCATTGGCCGGAACCGAGGCTTCTTTGACAAAATACTCATCATCGCTAGCCGATCCACCAGAGGCGATGGCGTAGCCGGTCACGGTGATCGCGCCTGCCGTGTAATTGACAACACGCAACACCAGATCACTCAATATTGTGCTTGTGGTTGCACCTGCCGCCGTGTTGAGGGTAAAAATCGTTACCGCGCCAGTCGTTAAGATGGTGGGTTCAAAGAGTTTTTTGTATGCGACTGAGGGCATTAGTTCACCTGTGCTTCAAGGGTTGCAAGTTTCTGTTTGATGGATTTCAATTCTGGAAAATGGTTCTCTTTGGCTTCGAGCGCTTCGATGCGTTTGCGCAATGCTCTAAGTTCAGATGCTTGGCAAGGTATCGCGTCGATTCTTTCGGCTAGGTAAGACACTTTCTTGCTCAAATTTCTAAGCTCTGGAAAGCGTCTTGAGTCCTCTGTATCCATTGTCACAATCGCTGTTGACGTGAGATCAACAGGCCCGCCTGATCGCAACCAAAGCTGGTTTAAAACGTCAATTAGGACTCGCTTGCCGGTAATGCTGTTTAAGTCGATACCGGATAAAACCGCGATAGGAGGATTTGCTTTCATACCCCAACCTCAACATCAGCTTCCATGCGCAAAATATGAAAAGCTACCGGATCAGAAAACCGCACCTTAAAAACACGGTCTTTTGATGCGCCTAATGCGTGCCAGTAAAGTTCCTTTTTGTACTCGCCCATTGCGCCTAGGGAACGCCAATTCTCCGCGCTCCATGTCCTGCCGCCGTTGTCAGAATAGGACATCATGACTTGTGGGTCTGAACCCTGTCCCGTTGCGATGGCGTCACCACTGTTCACAATCATTTTGACGTAGTTGTAAAAGACTTCTTTGTCAGACTGCGCGGCCTGACCCGAGTAGACCGGCGCTGAGGTTCTTTCCCGAATCAATGCGCCTGAGTTGTCATCGAAAGTATCAATATCAAGCTCGTAAACGTTTCCATTCTGGTAGTCTGTGACTAAGTGCTTGCCGAAGGCGTAGCAATAACCATTCGAAAGGTCGCGCCCGCCATTCACGCCACTGGATAGCTCTAACCAAATTCCTGTTTCTTGCGAAAAGCACCACGTTTTATTGGCTGTCGGGAAACTGAAAATAACGAAGTTTTGGCCCTGAAGCTTTAGCGAATAAGAAAAGCAGTCTGAAACTGTTGAATAGTTTTCGATGGCGTTATTGATTGCCGCCGTTGACACCTGAACAGGCTCATAACCATCAAGCCGGTAGACTGTGCGATCATGGCCTAGAAAATAGACCGCTTGAGGTGTATTAGTAACGCAATGGACACCGGCAATGCCCACCGCCCGTAAGCCGCCCTCGATTCTGTCCATGGGAGGGTTCCCGACGCCTGAGTTATACCAAGGTTCCAGACTATCAGCGCCAAACATGATAATTTGCTGCCGGAACGAATAGACGCGGATTAGCTCGTCACCGCTTGACTGAGCAAAAGCGAAATTCAGCGAGTTGATCGTGCCGCCATCGCCCGCGTCGGACACCTGGAACTTATCAAAAGACCCGTCATAGATCATTTGTTGGTTCAGATAAGCGATGCTATTTGGCGACTCTAGGTTTGGGTCGGTTACCTGCGCTAATGTCGTTCCGTCAGTGCGATAAACTAAGCCACCAGTGACGATATACAAATAATCGTCATCCGTTTCAAATACACATCTACCAGAGCCGGGAATAGTCCCTAAGCTGGTTTGTGTGCCTGCCGAGTTGATCTTGTAAAGAGTGGTGCCGTTGACTGCATAGGCGTTGCTATACCATTCTTTTCGATAGATCCCACGATTTGCGCCTGAGCCCGTTGAAAATGACGCCTTTCCCGGCCATGACATAAGCGCCGCAGGGCTTGCCCCTGACGGTTCGGCCTCAAGGTACATATTGACGCAGTTTTGCACGCTGAGCGGGTTCGTGCGCGATTGATAGGTCTGGCCATTTATTTGAATAGGAATAACTGGCATCAGTAATCGACCACTTTTATTTGCGTTGGGGTGTAGTACGAATTGAATAGGCGTCGAATTGCGGGCTCTGCTTTTGTGTTATCGTTTGCTAATCGCATATAGCGCGCATCTGATACGCCGAGCATATCCGCGAGGCGATAGGCGACTAATGAAGTGACATGGAAAACGTATTCATTTGGTACGCTGGCAGTTGATCCCCAATCGACTATGCCAAGCCCTGATAATTCATCATAAACTTCATCATAGGCCTGCAAAGCATCAGCGCTTAGCTGACCTTCTGCGCTTTCGTTATAGCTCAGTTTCCCCGCTCTGCGCAGTGCTCGTATCGCCATGTTCGCCCTTGTCACTGCCATTTCGTTTGCCTCGCTTTACTTCTTCAAAATTGGGGTGCCCTTGCATCAGTCTGTCGGCTCGCTTATGACTGACGATGATTGTGTCGCCTTCTGACAGCACCAACGTGACCGCCTTGGCTCGTCCTTTGTATCGGTATTTCATCTCATGCTCACCGTGTCTTGGAGGGTTTTAATATCGTTTCCTGATTCAATGGCCCGTTGTATCTGCGCCATGCGTTCGTACACCTGACTTGCTCCGTAATGGGCATTAATCGCCCGTTCTAGTTGCGTCATTTCTTCTTTTGCGGCCTCTAGCTCTCGGTATCGTTCGGCTAGTTTGGTGATTTTGGTTTTGTGTTCTTCGACCATTTCAGCGTATTGGTTGGCCGGAAATGACATTTTTGGCCGGTCTTTGCCGTGGTCGCGGCCTTCGACATAGCCTGCTTTACCGAATGGTGACACTTCAGGGATTACAACGTTGATTCCTTTGCCTTTAGCAAAACCCACCCAGGCTTCCATACAAGGTCGCTGCCAAAAGTATTCGATATCATCTACAGCCATATCGACACCGTAGATTTCAATGTGCTGATAGCCCTTAAGAATGGCATACGCCAACATGCAGGCAGGGCTTGACGTTAGATAAAGCGAGCCATAAAGCGCTACAGTCTCGGTATAGGGAAATATTTCGACATTTTCCGAAATTGGGAATTGCTCACCCACAACCAGCGGAACATTTAAAGACAGCAACCACTCGACATAGGCATTTACATTGCCATGCTCGCTTAGGTTGTCGTGTATCTCGAAAATACAATCAAATCTTGGGTATTTGTTGGCTCTGTTGCCTAATACCCAAATCTCATAATTCTTGTCATCAAACGGTGCTAACAACTCGCTTGAAGGCCCGCCGCAAACAATTGCTAATTTACCCACAAGACACCTATTCCCATTGGACGATCATCGTCTTGAATAATGATTTCTTCATGCCTGAAATTATTTTTGATTTCATTCCAGAACCTAGGCACACCAATCTCCATTTCCCTTAGCTTAATGCCTTGGCCTGCAATGTCGTGGAAGGCGGTTATTCCTTGTTTGTATTTCTGAAAATCTGCTTTTACTGCTTCATAACGGTGATCAGCGTCGATCAAAACAACGTCAAATCGCTCGCCTAGATTTATGCTTTGTGAGTCGCCAAAGACCACTTCTATGTCATAACTGAGTGCTTTTAATTCATTGGCGACATCCAATAGACTGCTTTGGCTATTGCCGCCCCAAGGCCCATTTGGGAGGTCTATTGCCACCCCTCTAGACCCTACAGGGAGGCTTTTCATTACTTCGTAAAACGTATCACCGTGACGCGCCCCAACTTCTAAATAAGNCCGCGCCCCGGCAATAATTTGGATAAAACGAGCCAGTTCCCTAGGTTGCTGGCTCGCCTTTCTACCGCTCCTAGTCAACAACGTAATACAGATCTAGCGTGATCGTACCTGTCGCCGTAGTTGCTGCATCCTTCACCACGCCGCGAACAATAAATTCGCCGCCTGGATCAGATGTTTGTGCGTTGACGAAATCCCAAGCAGGCAAACCAACGTTAGCGGCATCTTTCACCACTAAAACGTCTGATCCTGCTGAACTCAAAGCCAAGCCGTCATTGATAGCGTCAGGGTCATCTGTAATATTGCTATTAACAGCGATTAGACCGATATCTAAAGTCGGAGAACCAGAAGTCGCCAGATCGTCATTGTATAAACGAGACGATCCAAGAATTCGTGCGTTGCTCGGAATGCGCCCAAATGTGACGGTAGTGCCACTTGCAGACGCGGCTAGTTCAATGGTGGCTGAAAGGTTTTTAACGCTGTAAGCGTCACCAGGGCCACCGACAACCAGATTTGCGGCTGATCGTCGTTGTGTTGCTAAGTTATCGGCCATGATTTACCCCTTATTGACCAGTTACGAACACGGAAACAACCCCGTGGTCTTTTGTGTTATAAATCAGCTTGTCGATTTCGTGCTTCATCTCGACCGCTACCCCTGGCTGGAACTCGTAATCCTTAAGCCGGTCAACCTTAATGCTTGGGCGCTGACCCAAACCAAACCCAACTGCTTGAGCACCACACAAAAACGCGGGCTCAACTTTCGTTGTCGCGTTGCCTGCGGTTGCGTAGTAAGTTGAGTTTGCGAGCAGGGTGCTAATCTCTGGAATTTCACGAATAATCACGTTATCCCAAATCAGATCACCAGGCTTGAACAGCGGGTTACCTTCGCCGCGAGTGCCTGCATTTGAATGCAGCGTTTCCAGATCTTCTTGCAAATGCAGAAAACCTTGAGTACCGCAAAACAGAATGTAGGTTTCGACGCCATTAGCCAAACGAATTGGACGGATAATTGGGTCTGCTGTTCTGGCAATCTTTCGCGCCAGTCGCACAACGTCGCCGGTCAATTTATCGTTGGTCGTGTCGATATTTGCTAATGAAGCAGAGTGGTCGCTTGCTGAATAGTTGCTAGTCGCCGCGCCATAAAGCACGCGGTCACTATTTGCCGCCACCCAAATATCAGCGGTGGTATTAATTGCCGCCGTGGTGTTATCAACAGTCACGCGAGTTCCTGTGCCGGTCATAGAGCCAAGGCCGTACTTGATAATATCGTCGCGGGTTTTTTCCATTGCCCAATTCATCAGCGCTGCACGTGCGCCTTTCATCAGGTCGATGTTCGGCTTTTCGCGTTCTTCTGCTGACATTCTGACCGCGTTACGCCAATAAGTAGGCGTGAGTGTGTAGGCATAGTTAGCCAAAATCTCTTCGTTGCCGTCGAGAGTCGAGCTACCTGAAACGCCATTGCCGGAAAGTTTTGCAATCAACGGAATAGAAACGATCTTCTTCTCTTCTTTGATCACAATGGTGTTGTTAGAGCTTGTGCCTGTGTATGCGCTAAAGAGGTTATCCCGGACATATTCGCTGAAAAACTCAGATTCAAACCGGGTAACCACATTAGCCGAGGCTGTGGTTGTGTTAGCCATTTTTTACCTACCTAATATTTTGTCTAAGGAATCCGGCTGATGATCATCACCAGCAGCAGACGTTTTGCTGTTTAACGATGGCGTAACCGACTCGCGCTTTAACATTTTGTCAGAGTATTTAGCCTCAAACTCAGCTCTTACCTTTTCTTCAACTTCCGCCCTGATCTTGGCTTCCAATTGATCAACGTTGTCTAATTGCTTCAGCTTTTCGGCCTTATTCACTAGTTCAATCATTTCGTGGTAAGGGCTGACGGCATTAAAAACGCGATTTTGTAAGTTGGGATCTTCAGCAGTCATTGCTCTAAACGCTTCCAGCTTTTCCATCACAACGTCTTTTCCAAACTCGCGTTCGGCTAAAAATTGCGACATGTTTGCTTTCATGTTCAGAGAGTTATGGTTAATCTGGTTCTGAATGTGGCTTGTAAAACCCTCTTGATCTTCAAAAACGTCAGGCGCTTTTTTTTGCGCTTTTGGTTGTTGAAGTTCTTGAAGTTTTTTCTCTAACTCTTGGCGTTTGCGCTTTTCGTCTTTGTACGCCTCAAATTGCCAGGATGCGTCTGCCTCTTTCTCTTTCTTCGGCTCCGGCGTCGAGTCCTCGGCTGCTTCCGGTTCGGTTTCTGGTTCGGCTGAGCTTTGCTCTGCTTCTTCCACTTCTACCGCTTCCGGTTCTGCTACCGCTTCGCCCGTTAGTTCTGTACCACTTAAGATTGCGTCGAGATCTGACATCTGGTTTTCCTCTATTGCCCGATAAACCGGCATCGTTAAAACGCCCTTCGCGGGTAGGCGTCACCCTGAAAATTACGTATTTACTGAAACATTACCGACCGGCTGCCGTGCAATTACCTGCGTTTCGACTGCCGCTTGTATGGCTTGCTGGTTGGTCTTTTGAATGGTGGCTATTTTGAGCTGGGTATCTGCGCGCTTGTTTTCTGTGTTTGCGGCCATCTCTTCCAACTTCGCTTGCATGGACGCCATCTGAATCTGCATCTGCTGCATCTGAATCTGTTGATTCATCTGCGCCTGCTGCGGGTCGCCTTCCATCATGTCGATGATTTCTTTCTTGTTGCGAAGCTGGCTCATTTCTAACACTACTTTAAAGGGCACAGACTGCGGTCCGTAGACTTGAGCTAGGTTAACCAGCATTTCAAATTGTTCTTGCTGAACGTTCGCAACGTCTGCGACTTCGGAAATTGAAATATCAACATCCAGTTCGGCCACATCGTTGCGCACCTCAGCGACTTGATTAAGGCGCGGATCTTGCGCGGCAATCATTTGTTGCAACACGTAGGCGGCTTGCTCGTCACCTTGTTGGGCTTTTTCTTTGAGCACTTCGCCTGCGGTCAAAGGCTGGTTTAGCCCAACAAACTTCAGATTGTTTTCGTTGTCGGTGACCCTGACCCAGCGCTCAGAATCCCAAAACTGCCTTATTCGGTTCCAGATCTGCCGATATATGCGCTTTTTAAAGTTGCGATGCGCATCAAACAGCGGCCCGACTTCGATCAAGTCTTTGCTGTCAGCCATCATTCTTGATCTGCCGCTAGCTTCTGGAGCCACTAACGATCGTGCGGCGATAGAATCAATTTCCGCCTTGGCTTCCATCATTAGCTGGACTTGACCAGCGGCCAGATCATTGCCCGGATCTACGTCAAACCGCATACCCGGCGTAACTTCGATTACTCCGTCGCCCTTAGTCAGCTCAAACCGAGCTTGATTGATATCGTCCACTGCTCCGCGATCAGCAATAACCTGTCGCCGTGACAACATATACAACGACTTGCTTCGGCGATGGTTAATCTCGTCCTGAATGTCAATAAATTGACGCACCCATCCGTACTTGTTTGATTCTCTGTCCTGATAGGCATAACCGAATTCAATTGGGCAGTAAGGCTCGCCGTTTTCGTCTAGATAGGGGCTTTTCTTGCTTTCAATTAACGTCACGTCACCGGAGAAGTAGCAGACATGCCAAACGCCATCTTTTTGGTAGTAGTGCTGGCACACCTTCAGGCGCTTTCGCTTCTTGTCTATCCATAGCGGCTTATCTTCCAAGCCTTCGTCGTTGTCAATGTCAAAAGCCCTGTCTATATCCTCGTTTACTTTAAAGGTACGCTTTACCTCGTCTCGATCCATCCATATGAACAAGCCTTTATAGGTAGAGTCTGAAAAGTCACGCTTTAGGCTGTGTGGATCAAAATAGACTCGATCAAACGGGATTCGTGTTACCGATATTTCCTCGTCGATCCATTCAACAATCGCGCCCTCGATCCCCTCAACAATCAAATCCTCGAAGCAATCTGAGGCGACTGAATCAAAGTCCATATTTTCGGACACGTACCGAAGCGAGTCCGTTACCGCATCCGCCGCTTCTGCGTGCTGTGGCGTCCTTGGCCATGCTTTCGGGTCGGTCTTGCCTTGTCGCTCAACTCCTATTAAAAAATCAACCTTCGGCCCTATGCGATTGATTACGATGGCCGCTTGGCCGCGCTCTTGCAGCGCTGCGGCTTCTTCGTCAGTCCATTGTTTACCGTCACGATAATCACGGTCACGGCGGGCGTCTTTGCGTGCGCTATCGGTAACGTCTGCCCAGTATTCAAACTGCTTTTTATACTCTACATCGTTCGCCATGATGTTGTGTTGCCCTTTGGTCTACCCCAGGTGTCTTTGGGTTTATCTCGTGGTGTGGTTGGCGAAATCGCCTCATGCTGCTCATCCAGTGCGAGCCCGATCAGTGCGCACACATCAACCGCGTCATCGTTTTTAGCTGCCGGAAAGCTGCATAACTGCTCAATTAATCGGTCGCCCCATTCTGAGTAGGGGATATGAACCTTGCCCGCTGCTGCCAGCGCTTGAAACGCTCTCGCCATTGCTGCTTTATTTGAGGAACGTGCAATCCATTCCTGACGAAAATAGATTTTTCGGGCATTGCGTTGTTTGATTAAAAAAGGCTCTATTGATCGCCGAATAACCCCCGATTCACCGAACACACACAGCGGCTTATGTTCTTTAACGAGATCGAGTAGGGCATCAATCCAAATGTCTGCGGTTTCCTGCCCATACCACCAAGCCTCGATCCAGATATCCATTTCGGTATCAAGTGCAAACACGCCTAATTCGGTGTAATCCGCACTATCCGCGTCTGATACTGCGAAATCGGTCGATATGTAGCGATTAACGTGCTGCGGCAAGTCCTGCGCGTAATGACGTTTGAACCATTCGCGCTTAAAAAATGTGCCTTCAATGGGTTTTGGCTCTTGCTGATACAGTGCCGACCAATCACGCGGCCCGATTACTGCTTTGGTTTGCTTTAAAACATCAACGGGATACCATTCCGGCCACAATGCGCGCTCGTTTTTGGTATCTTCGTCTGCTATGGCCTGTAGACTGATAATGTGCCATTGATCGCCACCTTGTTGCTGCGCCTCGATCAAACGACCCGCTAGATCATCCTCATGCCAACGGGTTAATATGATTACAATCGCGCCACCAGGCATTAGCCGCGTATAAAGCGTGCTTGTGTACCATTTCCACACCCGATCTCTGAAAACCTCAGAATCAGCTTCATCGCGGTTTTTAAACGGGTCATCTATCAGCGCTATGTGCGCGCCCCGGCCCGTAATCGCACCGCCAACACCTGTCGAGATATAAACCCCGCCTGCGTCCGTGTGCCACCGATTAGCGCTTTTACTGTCTGCGCTTAACCGTGTCTCAAATAGCCGACCATATTCCTCGGTTTGAACAATGCTTCTCACGTCGCGGCCAAAGTCAGCGGCAAAATCATGGCCGTATGTTGTGGCTATAATTTGCTTGTTTGGATTACGCCCTAGGTACCAAGCCGGAAACCGTCTAGACCCTAACTCTGATTTCGTGTGACGTGGCGGCGCAAAGATCATCAGCCGCTTTAATTCGCCGCTTTCAACCTGCTCTAAGGCTTCGCATATTATTTTATGGTGCTGCCCTGGCTCAAACTCGGGCAAGGTGTACTGAGTGAAATCAAGTAGCTTTTTTCTTGCCTTTCTTCGTGCTAAAAGCTCCGCTGCTGCCTGCTGCGGCGATACGTGCAAGCTCGTCATCGGTCATGTCATCCACTTTTTTAAACTCTATCGCCTCGCCATTAAGCCCGGTTAGCTCTGATCTGCTTAGTTTGGGCTGGGTATATTCGAGCAGTTCAGCAGAGGCGCGTTGGGCCATGGTTAGGAATTGCTGCCTAACGCTGATATGGTAGGTTTCGTTTTCGGATTCGCTTAAACCACGCTCGGCAATCGTTACCAGCGCTTGAGCTGGGCTGAACCCGCACTCAATCAATACATCCAGGACTTTTTTAATGTTTGTCTTACAATTAACGCGCTTTTCTGTCGCTGGGATGTTTGCCAATTCTTGCAGTGAATTTGGTAATTTATGGCTTTTCATCGCCATACGCTGCGCGGATTATCGTTCGGATCGAGCACGACAACGCGGAAAAAATAAACTGGGGCGTCTGCGCTGCCTGTAGCAATCGTCAGTTTGACCAATGCCGCGCCGACACTGTTGGCGGTAATCGGTGCGCTGGCTACGCTGCTAGTAAATGCGCTTGTTCCAATTGAGATACAGTTATCATCTGTTGACCATGTAACCGTTGAACTGGTAACGCCCAACACCTGATCCAGCACAGTTAAATCGACTTCATACGTATAAACCGAATCAATATACTGCTCATGCGTATCAATGCGCATTTCTCTAGCCATTTTTAATTACCATCATGCATCTATCGTCTGGTTCCGGCGTCATTTGTCGCTGCTGAATATTGATAAACATGCTTCTTGATCCTGGCGCTGGCGTCATGCGTAAAATGGTGTTTTGTACTGACGCAATAGATGACGCTGCCCATATCGGCCCCCAAACATCCAGCCAAACTGTATCGGCCCAAACAGTACCCGTTAACATTAAACCCCGAACTCCGTACCCGTTGAGCCGTTGCCGGTGATTGTTACGCCGTTAATACTTTGAATGTTTGCATCTATTTCAAGAGCTTTTGTAAACGTGAGCGAATCGGTTTTTGCTTTGATCGCATCAACTACCGTGTCCACCGTTGCCAGTGCCGCCGCTGTGCCTAATGTACTGACTGCAACATCCAGATTTGATGCCGTTAAACCCGTTACCGAGCCTACCGCGCCGGTTACGCTACCGACTGCCCCTGTGACAGATCCAACAGAACCCGATAAATTGCCAGTCACATTACCCGTTATATTTGCAGTTAAAGCCGTCGTGATTGATGTTGCCGCATTGCTGCCAGCGATAAACACCCCGCCAGCGGCCCCAGCCGTAGCGCTTGGAAGGAAATCTGTTTTTGTCTTGATTGCGTTAACCGTGGCTTCAAGCGTTGTCCCTGTGTCAGTTAATATCGCTGCCGTATCCGCTTTGATCGCAACAAATCCATTAACACCATTTGCCAGCGCGTATGTATCGCCCGTCTGCGCAGTATGCCCAACTACCGACCCAACAGAGCCGGTAACGCTTCCAACAGCACCACTGACAGCGGCTATGGTGCCTGCCGTCAGATTTGTTGTGCTGGCCAAAGTGGCGTTGGTTGGGAATGTAACCGTCCCAGCATTAACCACGGCATTTGTTTTGATTGTTTCAATATCAACCTTTTGTGTCGTTGCTATCGTTGTGCCTGTGAGCGCTAGTGATGTTGTCGGATTTTCGACATTACCCCAATCGATACCAGCTGCCCCGGTCGCGGTTACATCTAATGTCCGACCGGCCGTTGTTGGCTGCAAATATCCAGCCGCGCTTGCTGCATAAATCCCGTCATAAACAGCCTCTTCAATCACAACAAAATCAGCTCTGACTGGAAGGCATAGCGAGTCATCATTAATCACTACTGTCATATGTCCAACAGTGCCAGTAATGCCGCTTTGCAATGTCAAATGGTAGTAACCGTCTGCCGTTGTGATCGCTGCAAACGTGTAGCTAGATATGTCTACTACCGTACCATTATCATGCAAAATCACTTCTGCTTCGTCAGCCGTCGCTACTGATAGCGTCGTTACCGGGACGTAACCATTAGCCACCGCTACCACTGGCCCCACTACGACTTTATGAGTAGCATTTTGTCTAATCGGTAACGCCATAATCAAATCTACCTAAAATGATGCTGGTAATGGTACATAGCAATTGGTATTGCTAACCCGGCTGCGCTTACTGTAAAAGCAGGGCTAGCGACGATCTGAGCCGCTCCGGTTAGCACTGCTGCCGGTATTGTTACTGTGATTGTTTCGGTTGACGTTATGTTGTAAGTGGCTTCAGCATCAAGCGTGATCGTCGCTACTGTGTCGCTTGTGCGCACTACATCAGCAATATCAATACCGACTTTAACAACTGCATCCCAACCAGCGGCCTCGGACTGTGCAGAATCAATGCCGTCAATCAGTGCTTGAGTGTTAGCAGTTGCACCAATTGGGCCAGTACCAGCTGCGATAAACGTATCACCTGTCAGAGTGATAATGATCGTCTTGCCACCAGTGACGATATCCGCTTCGGTGATTGACGCCGTGGCCGTGCCGGTTATCGCAGCGCTAGCGCCGCCACGACTGATCCAATACGAGCTATGCCTAATCGACAATTAAAGCTCCCAAATTTCCCAGGGAATTGTTGCTGTACCAGCCGATTGAGTCACTGTAAAAACGATTTCGTTTGTCGATGCCACTGGTATTGTAAGCACCACCGGAACGCTTTGAACGTGCTTATAAGTCGCAGCGTATGCCAGTCTGGTGGTGCCTACTGACCGCACTTTTAACTTAACTTTGACGACAATCGAATCACCCAACACCATGTCATTGAGATCCAGACCAAGCACAAATGAGCCGCTTGTCGTTATCGTCGCAATCGTATCCTCAGTGCTTGATCCTGTAGTCGTTAACGACCCATCACTATGACTCGTTGCCATTTAGTTAATCCCCAATAATGCGACCGTGCGAATACGGTCAGTTGCGTCAGCCTCAGTTGATTGCATGCGTGCGGAAATCCGAGTCCCAGCCGGTATGAAAATGTCGTAAAACATCATCCCAGTATTTAACTCAGACGTGCCCCCAACACACCAATGATCTGCGATTATGTTTGACTCGCTACTAGCTGCGCCAACGGCTATATCAAACAGCATGCTTGATGCTGCACCAATTACCGCATTGTCGTTATTGCCAATCATCAGCACAAATCCGTAAATATCCTCGCCAGTGCTAGCAACCAACTCCGTATATGTTGTTGGTTTAGTGTTCGGCGTAGCCCCTGGGTCTACTGCTGTGCCGCGTGAGCTTGCTGTTACAATGCCATAACCCTTGGCTGATTGTCTCCCAATTGCACCAGTTGCACTATTGGCGTACAAGTTAACAATATATTTGAGCGTTGTTGCAGCCGTAGCCTGTGCTCGCATTACAACACGAGTGCCAGCGCCAATTGAAATCGGCAAACTGTACATGATAACTGGTGTTGTTGCGTCCTGTCGCCCGCTCCACGTCATTGACTCAATGATGACCTGTTCAGAACTTGGACCAACGCCAATATCAATCAGAAATTCTTCTGGGGTGCTAACGTCATGCGTAAAAAACAACATGATATGATTGCTGTTTGCTGACGTACTCGCAATAATTTCAGTCCATGACCCCATCGAGCCGCTTCCTGATGTGATCGTTGACGCGCTGCTCGTGGCTGTGTCTGCGCCTGCGGAGTCAGTTAGTATCCAACCCTGGCTTAGTGGCATGTCCGGCATTATTGCACGATCTCACATCGCAGCATGACAGCGCCTGGAGCGGCATTGACCGTTTTAGCGCAAGGCACAGATTTAGCACCTTCGTAACCATCCTCAACAGTCGAGATCTGAAAAACATACGTACCTGGCACAACGTCTAAAATCGTGTGGCTTAGTACCGTCCCAGGCAAAGTAACTGCCGGTTTAGCGACATTATCAACGCTTTGATAGATACGATATTCTTTTTGACCGGTAATCAGCGATTGATCAACTCGTTTAGTCGCAGCGTCCCACGTCAGCAAAATATCTGTTGCACTGGCTACATTGCAGATCAGCAGTAATGCTGTAATCAATAACGCTCTAATCATTTGTCATCACCCCAGGCCATCTGGCCGAATAATCTAACCGCATAATACATAGCGTGGCGCGTAAAATAATTGACTTTGCACGCCTCCATTGCTTCTAAAAATAGTTCGTCACAATCTTTGCGCGAGTAGTGATAACCGAGCGATTTACCCTGCTTGAAATACAGCCAGTCGTGCAACACGGCGGCAGGCATGTGGTCATCAATAACCGGAAACGCAAATTGAAAAAGCCAGGGAATTGAGGCTAGGTCTGTGATAAACCCTCGTGGGACGATTACGGGAACGGCATTGACAGCCACATATTTGAGCATTGCAGTTAGCTCTAGTTTTGATCCGCCCGCAGGTTTTAGTTGGAGCTCTGTCGTAAACATATTGTTAATCGTTGCCTCGCCTAAACCGCCATTTAAACCAAATGTTGAATGCTACTGTCGCAACGGTGCCGACTATGCCGACGATCATGCTCACGATGCCCCACTCGTCAGCAGTGAGACCCAGGATCGTCGTAGTGATCGTTGTCCCGAGTGCAGCGCGTGTCGATGCGACATCGACTAGATCAATGTGCTGTTCTAGTGCTGCTAAAACTCTATCGAGCATCAGTCCAGCAACTCCGTTTTTAGTCCCGTTGTCATAGCAAAATAAATGTCAGGATCAACAAACTGACCGCCGATTTTAACGTCGACATGAACGTGTGGAGTGATCCCCTCGTAAATCGTGCGCAAATCCTGAGCGCTGCCGATTACTTGCCCGCGTTTGATTTTTTGGCCTGCGTTGACATGAGGGGATAAATACAAATAGCGAATTAGTGCGCCATCCTGTCTCTCGATCTCGATCAGACGATAGAGCGCTTTATCTAACTCTGCGTAACATTGCCCGATGCGCGTTACTATCCCGTCGGTTGCTGAGCAGACCAGCGATCCAGGCCATGCAGCGTAATCAATGCCCATGTGCAACCGTGTGCCGCGTCGAGCGCCATACCTGCCGGAGCCGTGTCTATCCGTCGCCCGTTGAGGCGCAATAATCGTAATCATTTGACACCTAAAAAAGAGTGCGCCCGGTACAGCATGGGCGCGAGGGGAAGGAGAAAACGCGGACATAAAAAAACCCCGCACTGGGCGAGGTCTTAGCAGTTGAGACAATTCTCTCAACGTATCAAAAAGGTAGCATTTCCATTATCTGATGTCAAATTGACACAGTTTTTTGATTACTTTATAGCCAGTTCATAGCTCTTGAACGTAGTCAAAATGACAACACAAAAATATTTTGAAAATATCTTAACTATTTATTGATTATGTATTACATATTCAAAACGAGGGGAGTAATATATCTACATCGGCTGAACAAACAGCTACCAACCAAGGAGAAAGCAAAATGACAATCGCAAATAGCCTCTATAAAACCGTTGATGTAGATAGCTCAGAAGGTGTTAGAAATCAGGTTATAAACTGGTGTGCAAACAATGAACATTTAGTTGTTTCTGTAGAAAATGAGGGTTTATTTTCGCACGCTGTTTTTACGGATCAGTCAGCTATAAGTTTTGATGACTATAGCGTTTCTGTTGCCGGTTAACCAACCACCGCGCCCGAAAGGGCGTATCTAAGGAGAACAAAATGCAACGCAAAGCTGAAATATCAAAATTAGTGGGTAGTGGATGGTTATTAGAAATAACATCGAATGGCATAATTATTAAGGACAGCCAGCATCCATCTTATGCATATGCCCGTGATTCCGCAAAATTGATGGGGCTAGATGTCCCTATTCTGCCTCCATTAGGTCTACGCGCATGAAAGGCGGCAAACGTGAAGGAGCTGGGCGACCGGCTCCAAACGGGGAGATGGTTAACATAACCGTCCGGCTCCCGATAACGATGGTTGATGCACTAGACAAACGAGCGCTTAGCCGCTCTGAGTTTATCCGATATGCAATAAACTGCGCACTCAAAAAACCTGCGTAGCCCGTTAATTCGGGCTTTTTTACGCGCTTTTTGCGTACAACTGCGGATTCAATCGCTTATCAATCTCGATCAGTTGCTGACACGCCGACTCCCGATATTCTAAATAAACGTCCAGGCTCATCGTAAAATAAAAGGCTATGTCGGCTTGGGTGTAATTCGCGCCGGTGCGCTTGTTGTACTTGCGCTTATACTCTGGCCATGTCGTGATAACAGTCGCCCTCAAAAGTCCGTCACGGCGCGTTCTGGCCGTTGCCTTGATCTCGTCGAGCATTGCCTTGGCTTGGCGCTGCTCGTTCGTGATGATGATGTTTCGCAGCTTATATGCGCGGTTGATCTCGCCGTCTTTGTGCGGGCTGTTTCGGTCTTGCTTTGCGTGAATAGGGCAGATCTCGCGCTTTTCGTCATTGCTGTCCTTTCTGTATTTCTTGCTTAACAAGCGCCTAATAATTCCTAGTATACGTTTTTCTTTGCTGCGTTGTTCCAGTGCCTGACTTAATCCAGTGCCCTCCTTTGCAATGCAGTCGATTAAATTATCATTGTCCGAGTATTCAAGCCACAAATTAACGATCTGTTCAACCCTTTGGCAATCTTTATAATTCATCGCTAGACCTCAGTTTTTTTATCGGTTCAGATCGGTCGCAGTGAAAATTACTCATTTTTTAAGCGCCTTTTCGGCACATTTTTGCGCATAATCCGGATCGGCTCGCTTGCGCCAATAGCAAACGTCGCATAGATGTTTGTCTGCTTTATCCCGGCCATTGCTGTTTAAATTGATCGCATAGCTGCCGCACATTGCACATTTATTCATTCCGCCACACTCTATTTATTGCCCATAAATCTGCGTAAAAAATCGGAAATGTCTGTTTTTGGATCTAGCAGCGCTTGAATTTCTCTGTCGCAATCCTCGCAATAAACGACAATTCCACGTCTAACTTTTGCATCTCGCAAAGTGGCCATTGGCTTTTCGCATCGTCTGCAATCTAGTTGTCTGCTCATGTCTCAAAAATCTCTATGCCGTAAATGGCCGCAATCAGTCGTTTTTTTATTTGGTAGACACTAGTTCGGACGCCCTTAACATCCTCAACGATCTGTTTAATGCCCTGCCAATACCTGAAATCTGCCCGGTAAAATCCAATATTGACGCCGTTCACAACGAGATCATATTTCGGTTGCAGCTCCAGTCGATCTATCTCTCCAGCGCGTTCTAACAGCTTTAATTGCTGATATCGTGCTGCCTCCTTTTTTGAGTCAAACGTGATACCGTCAATGGTTGTTTTCACTGCGCCGTATTTTGTGCGGATCATTTCGCCCCCTTGATTGTGATTAGTGCCCGTCTTTCCGGGCTGTCAGCGAGTTATCCCCGCTGATTACCGATTCCTGGTGCGCGTCCGTCGGGTACTCCCAACAGTCCAGGTGATACCTGTAGATTCAGGTCTAAGTTTGCGCCCTGCCGGTATTTACCGCCTGGGTTGTCTCACTGCTTCCCCATTGCGTCCGGCATTTTCTGTTAGGCGTTACGGTTATTCTCCACTATCAAAAATCTCGTTTAAAACTCCATCCGGCGGTATTGATAGCCCCATAATCCGCATTCCCTCAACGAGTCTGCGAAATAAACAAGCCTGCGCGCCGAATGTCTCAGTAAACCTATGTTTGTAGTGCGTCACATTGAGCGGGTGATTGCTCGACACGTCATGCAGTTCGACCGGAACAGGCAAAATAAACCAGTGCCCGATTTCGACTTTATTGTGTTTTGCGCTACGGCCACACGGATGATGGACGTGGTAGCCAAAATATTGCTCATATCCAGGGTACAGATAGCCCAGCGTATAGCGTTCGATAAATAGGCAAACATGGTCTATAAACCGCTTCTGTGCTGCGTTTGGTTGTTTCATGCCGCCCGCCTCAGTTCGTCTTTGTACATTTCGCCATCTGCCGCAAATCTAACGCCATGTTCTGCGCCAAAGCACATCAAAAAATCAATAAAACCGTTCGCTTCTTTCACGTTAAAATCAGTCGTTGACGGCCTATGCGTAATAAACTCGTCATTATCCAGGCTTAGAACTGACGTTGATCCGTGAGCTAGGTTCTCACCGTTGGCAATCAGTTCCTTTTCAAACTTTCTAACGAGGTACGCTTTCCAGTCCTTGAACGAGTACGGTCTATCTAACTTAATCTGCGTTGAAATCTCTGTAATCAACGCGTGAAACAGCCTATTTTGCTTATCCCTGCGCGATTCACGCCCCAGCGTCAGAATGACCTTACCCGCCGCTAAACCCCTCAAAATCAATTCAGAGATGGTTTTTAGCATCGGCTGAACTTGCTCTGATTTGTCGATTGCAAATTTAAGCATCTTCATCTTTCCGACTCGCCCGTTTTGCAAACGCCCTGGTTATTTCAGTCACGCGATACGCCCCTTTTTCTGCGCTGCATCCAGACAGTTTGCAGTGCAACAGATCTTCAAACGCAATCCTTTTTAACGTGCATTCTGCTAGCTCGTTGTCATGCTCTATGACCAACTCGACCGACACGATTACGTTAGTTTTCATTTCGCCTTCCTCATGCTGCCGTTTCGTTCAAATCGTCTTCAAAAAGACTTTTCTGCTTTACTGAGTGCAAACAGTGAGGACTAAACCAGATCCTTTCTTTTTCTGAATTTTCACGGCCTTTGCTTTTTGCTTGCGATCCATAACCTCCAGATGCCTTCCATTCAACCTCGTGCCAGTTTTCAGGCATTTCATGCTCCCCGGCATAACCACAAAGCGCTATCCGATAGAGTTTGTTATCGCCGTTTTCGATAGCCCATTTTCTGACATCATGCGCAACGTCCGCGCTGTCAACCGCATAGGATTGATTGCGCTCACTCGCATAAGGTGGATCTAAAAAAACGCCGGTTGTACCGTGTTTAATTGTCACGCTATCACCCATCACCCGCGCCCAGTCGCCACACGCCACACGCACGCCGCGTAATCGTTCCGCTAGCTGTTCAAAATATTCAGCGATCCCCCGTCCTGCATCCCCGAGGTGGGGAAGCTTTCGGTTAATCCCCCGTCCTGCATCCCCGAGGTGCGGAATTTTAGCGCTCTCAGCATGACACCACCCATCACCAATCCATGAACACAAACCCCACACCCACCAGCCAGCTATTTTTGCATCGTAATATTCAGGGTCTTTTTTTATTCGCTCCCTGAAGTCGTTTTGAGCGATCAGCCATTTATGCCTAGCTAACAAATCAGCCTCGTTAACAGGCCAATCTGCGGCCTTCGCTGTGCCCTCTGGATCGTTTGCAATCGCTCGCCAAAAATTAGCCAGGTAACAATCCGCATCGTTCACGGTTTCAGTTCTTGGCTTTGTTGGCCTGCCGAGCAGCACAGCCAGCGACCCAGCAAACGGTTCAACATAATTCGAAACATCGCCAAATTGCGCCCAAACCAAATCGGACACTCGGCGCTTGCCTCCAAACCAGGGGAATGGTGCCTTTAAAATCATTTCGTCTTCTTCCCCGGTTTGTTCGCTTTTCCTGAACTTCCATGCGCGTAGTCAGTCTGCCCAAACACCCCGTTAGCGATCTTTTTGACCTTGCCGCCCTTGCGCAGAAAGGCCTTGATATCTTGATCTATCTGATAACTTTCTTTGGTGCGAAGATGATTATTTGTTATCGCCATCGTTGCTGTTTCTTGGTTTCCAAATTTCACGCTGCACACTCCTCAAAATCTTTTTCTCTGATCGAATCAGTACCCAATACTTCCATCGTCATATGCGTGGTCACGTAGTGTTTCATCTGCGCTTCCCCGAATATTTCCTCGATCAGTTTTTGGTAGTGCCCGTCTGCCTCGCTCAAAATTCCATGGATCACCATATCGGCCCCTCGAAAGTACTTTTTGCCATCCAGCGCCTTGAATTCGACTTCAACGATGACTTTCCACTTGAGCTTTCGTCGCGAGGTCAAGCCGGTAAAAAAGTCCTTCGACTTGTGAATTCCGAGATCCTTAAGCGCGTTTCGGTGGCCTAGTTTGGTGTGCGTGATATCTGGATCAGCAGACAACGGATCGACTGACTGCCAGGAAAACGTCGCGCCAACGATCAGCTCAAGGAACTTTTTATACTCGTTGTATTGCTTTCGCTTTTTCATCGCACCACCTCAAGATGGGGCCTTCTAAATGCTGGCTCGTAATACGCATAACGGCGGCTTACTGGGTTGAATGATGGCTTGTCGCCCCGCCTTGCATGTGTTTTTTGGTCGTATTCAATCCAGTAGAAATAACCGTAATAATCAGGCATTTCTAAGACCAACAAACGATCTTCCATTTCGTTTAGTTTACATTCGATTTCCATCCAATCTTCGCCGAAGTCGAATGCCATATCCTCAGATCTAGGCTGCTCATTTTTGCGGACATAATCCAAAAGCATTTGATCGGTAATCATTGAGCGCTCCTAATACTGGTCACATTGCTTTGCGAGTCTCTAAATTTAAAATATGGCCCGTCATAACTAACCAAAATATCGCCGGTTGGGCCGTGCCTGTTTTTGCAAATGTGTAGCAACGTTTTTCCTTTTTCGCGCATGTCGTCATTTCGGTATAGCGTGATAACCTGATCGGCTTCATATTCACAAATTGAGGCGTCTGATAAGTGACCCATACCGGGCGGCCCGTCAATGCTATCGGCGGCCCTGGTTACTTTGGATATGCCGATAATCGGGATGCTAAGCTCTTTGGCGAGTTCTTTTAGTGCTAGGACAACTTCAGTCACTCGCTCAATGTCTCTTTGCGTAGCTGTAGAACCTTTAATTTTTTGGATGTAGTCAACCACCAGCAAGCCGATCTTGCGTTCTTGCTTCCAGCGTCGCGCCTGTTTTTGTATCGTGCTGATACTCATTGCAGGTTCGTCGTTAAAGAAAATCGGTTTATTTTTTATGTTCTCAACCGTTCTTGGCATCCGTCCGTATTCCATTTCAGTGAGGCTGGCCGACCTGAAATTCTTGGAATTTATTTGTCCTTCGATGCAAATTAACCTGGCTCCGATTTGTTCATAACTCTGCTCGGCTGAGAAAAACCCGACTGGAACATCTGCGTTATATGCGAAATTGATTGCCATCGCGGTTTTGCCTACTGCGGGTCTTGCGCCCAAGATGATCAAATCGGAATCGTGGAAGCCTCCAAGCTGCTCATCCACCTCGGATAGGCCAGAGGTGACACCGATAAGCCCGCCACGTTTAACCGCTTCTTCGTACGCTTCTAGCGCTCCAATAACAGCGTCCTTGGTCGTGTGCTCATATCGTTTTGATACCCTGTCCAGCTCCATCAGCGACTTGATTGCTTCGCTCACCACGTTTTTCTTATCGTGGTCGCTGTCTAAATCAAATAACGCTCTGTTAAAAATTGCCTTGGCTTTTCTGAGTTCTGAGGATGACTTTACGACTTGACTAAAATATTCCATGTTCTGCGGCTGCGAGGCGCACTTTGTAACCAATTCGATCATAAACACCATGTCAACGCATGCACCGCCAAAATTCTGCTCTATGGCTTCACCGACCGACACGACATCAACCACGTGTTTATCAGAAATGACTTTCTGAATAGCTTCAAAAATTACCTGGTGCGAATTCACGCTAAAATCTTGAATGGACAAATTGCACTGGGCGATTCGCGAACCATCATCGAGCAGCAATCCAAGAATCTGTTGTTCCATGTTGATGTTTTTCATTGCTGCGCCACCGTTGGGAATGGTTTGATCTGATAACCGCCGATCTGTTGGCTGGTTGGTTGTTTAATCGGAATCACGTTTGTGTTTTGCATCCAAGCGGCCTCGAAGCCTGTCCATGATTTGTAAATAATCATTTCGAAACACTGGTCAACTGAATAACCAAGCTGGCTAGCTAAAACCAATTCCTTGCCAAGCTTGTCGATAACTGTTTGTGAGATTTTTGCTTTCTTGGATCTTCGGAGTTCTGTCCATTCCTTGAGAATCTTTTCACTTGGCAAGGAAGGCCAGGATTTGTAATCCAGGTTTGTTTTTTGGGGCGCTGGCGCTACCGGCGCAATATCATTCTTTTCATTCTTAACATTCTTAAAACATTCTTGTTTATCGTCGGTCTGTTCGTCGCCTGTTCGTCGGTCGTTCGTCGGTCGTTCGTCGCTTTGTTCGTCGCTTGTGTTTACGTTTATATCGTAAATGCTTGAATCTATTAGCTTTCCGACTGTTCCTGCCTTCGTCGCTTTGAACGTCGCTATTTGCCACATTTCTAAATTTTTCTTCGCAGTCCTGTATTTTCTGTCCGTCAGGTTATATTCACCAATATCGCCTAAATGACACTCGCCAATTTCAAGTTTTGTTATCGGGCAAGGCGTTCTTCTGGCTCTTAAAGCCATGACTGTGAGAAGAATAAATTCCTCATGGAATCCCTTCTTGATCATGGTTTCCAATGCGTCAGAACTGCGCATTAACTTTAAAAAGCCGGAGCCGTAACTCACATTAAATCCCCAAACTCTCAGCGAGTTCTTTCACCGCTTTTTCATACTCTTCGCAGTCCAAATTGGCTTCAAAAAGATGCCTTTTTCCCTGCTCATAGAGTTCATAAATGTTCTCTGTTTGGTCTTCTTTTCGTCGAAAAAACAGCACGTTTTGACCCCTTTGAGGCCCTGTATTTTTCCGCTTATCCAACTTGTTCGTCAGGATAAAATTTATTGACTCATCCATGCTCAGGTTAGGAAATTCGTTAGCTATTTGTTGCATCTGCTCGCCACTTATTTTTAGTGTCAATATGCTCATCTGTGGGCCTCAAAGGGGACTGCGTGGCGACTTCTACGCCTGTTTTTGTTCTGATACCGTCTGCATGTCTTTTAAGTACTGCTCAATAATATCGTGGGCTATTTGCGTCCTGGTTCGGCCATCGCGCTTTAACAGCTCGTTCAATTTTTCGTTGTTGTAATCGTTGAGCCTGATTTTTAGCTCGTGCTCCTTCACAAGTGATCTATCGTTGAGCATGATTTAAGTTCTCACCTCCAGGTGAAAAAAATGCCAGCGGTTAGGCTGGCTAGGGTTAGGCGGCTTTAGTTTCGTTCGGGAAAAGGATTTCGATTAAGGTCATTTCTCCATTGCTAGCCTCTTCAAGGCGTTTTGCTAAACGACTAGATACCGACCCTTTAGCAATGGCGATTTGTTGGAAGTTTCCGAAAGTAGTACCGGCAGCGGTACAGACCTCCGTTATCCGTTGCTTACTGTTTATCTTGTAAAATTCGGTAGGAGTCATAACAAACCTGGCTGTTTAAATTATTCACAGGGCCAAAGTATTAGTTAAACACTAGTTTTTGTCAAGACATTGTAGTCAGTCAACAACTAGTTTTTATTTCGAGTTGTGACCAATATAATTAGTGATATGGAAATGAAAGAGATTCGCGTTAAAAACCTCAAATACCTGGTTAAGAAGTACGGGCGCAAATCCGTGGCTGAAGCGGCGGGCTATGCAGACAGCAGTTTCTTTAGCCAGCTCGTGGTTGGCATTGGCTCATTCGGCCCAAAGGTTGCGGCAAAATTTGAGCAAGCCTATGATCTACCTGAGTACTGGATGAGCACGCCACATATCGCGTTATGGGATGACGGCACAATGGCCAGCGGCAAGGATATTGATTTTCTGATTGATGAGCTTGAAGGATTGATCCCACTGCTACCGCAAGGAGAGCAGCAGGATAAGGTTTTGCAGGCTGTTAACAGGATTCTTCGGCTAGTTCCGCCAAAACCTGGCTCCTGATGCCAGTTAGTTCTTTTTCGATTAATGCCTTTTCTTCTTGTTCTGAATTGTCGTAAATCTTTTTTATTGTCTTAAGCCTTTCAAGTATTTCCAACGTTTTATCATTGCACTGCCTCATACCTAAATAACCTCTTCTTTACTGCTTTCATTATTTTTGCTTATTTTTCGATCAGCATACTATCACCTTTGTCGCGCCTCGCTATGTTACATATTGTAATTTTGCGAACCCAGCACAACCCCCCCCCAGCACCATCGAAACTACCACTAAATATATTTTTAGCAATTAGTGTTTTTTTTATTAAAACTAGCAAATAACTAGTAAATAATTGTTGACTAGCTACTAGTCAAATACTAATATTACCCCATCAACTCAACAAGGGGCGGGAAAGTGAATCAGTCAGAACTTAAGCAAATACTAGAAAAGCACCGGCTTTGGCTGAACAACGAAGAGGGCGGGGGGCGGGCGAATCTTTCCCGTGCGGATCTGAGTTATGCGAATCTGCGTTCTGCGGATCTGCGTTATGCGGATCTGAGTTCTGCGGATCTGCGTTCTGCGGATCTGAGTTATGCGGATCTGAGTTATGCGGATCTGCGTTCTGCGGATCTGCGTTATGCGGCTCTGAGTTCTGCGGATCTGCGTTCTGCGGATCTGAGTTCTGCGGATCTGAGTTATGCGAATCTGCGTTCTGCGGATCTGCGTTATGCGGATCTGAGTTCTGCGGATCTGCGTTCTGCGATAGGCAATCTACAGCAAATCAAATCCCTATTTTTGGATAGGTGGCCGGTTACTTATACCGCTGAAATACTTCAAATAGGCTGCCAAAGACACCCTGTAAACGACTGGTTCAGTTTTGATGATGATCGAATATCAAAAATGGATGCACAGGCGCTCGAATGGTGGGGCAAGTACCGCGATTTGATCAAACAAACAATTGAGCTGTCACCTGCTCAACCAACAAATCACGAAAATAAAGAGGGGAAGGAAAGTGATTGAAGATGCAACTTACGTTTTTGCGCTTGGACTACTGCTTTTAGCAGTCGCCTTTGCATGGCGCGCTGCCAGGAATATTGCTAAGCGCGGGCTTAGCGAAAAGAGTCACTTTCACCCTCACTTTGGGAGAAAACCAGAATGAACTGCGCAATCAAATTACCAAACCTGGAAGCGGTAAAAGAGGCGCAATCTAAGCGCGCAGACTTGTTGGCAGATATTGCCGAGTGCGAGCTTGGTATTGAGCTAACTCTGGACATGCCCTGGCCACAGAGCGTTTGGCAAGAGCGATTATTGACCGGCGAGATCCAGCGCTTGCGTGAAGAGATTCGAATTCTTGGGAGGGAGGCCGCATGAGAACAATAGATGGAAAAACCGTTTTGTTATTCGGCCCTGAGTGGTCGCTATTCGAGCTTGCTGAGTTGTTTGGCAAACGCGGTTATCAGCTAAAGAGGCATGAATCTGGCGCCATTGAGATCGTTAAAAAGGTCGAAGCGCCCAAGGTCGTTCCAATTCGTAAAGGCGTTCGTGCAGATCAGCCGCGCATTCCTTTTTTGAGCAATATTTTTAGCTTCGACATGCCAGAGCATGACGGGCCAGGGGCGGCATGATGAAAGTCACAAAAGAAATGATTCAAGACGCCGGTCTTTACCATGCCGCTGACCTGGCAATCATTCTTGATGCCTTTGTCAATGCGGAAGCAATCGGCAAGGACATGGTGGCAGAGTGCGCGAATCTTGGCGCTAAATGCACCTCGATTCAAATCATGCTTACAGCGCTTATGGCAAAGATCAAAGACCAGCAAGTGCGAATTGATGAGGTGGCGTAGTGAAAACATTTGATGAAGTGTTTTTAGAGATTTTCGGCAAGCCAGAAGAAGAAAACGAAATAAACGAAACGGAAGAGGCAGAAGGCGATGAAAGAAGCCAGCAATAATCTAAAGATATGGGATAGCTTCGGCAAAACTGACCCGAAGTACACAAAGGCCGCCAATGTAGACGGTAACGCTCAAACGTCGATCAGCGGTAACTACATGGTAAAACTGGCGACTGAATCACTTGGCCCGATTGGTCATGGCTGGGGCTACCGAATTTTAGAAGAGCGCTTTGATAACACTCGCCCGATGATGATTAGAAATGAATCCGGTCTGACCATGCTGAAAGATGGCGATCAGATCATTTGGGAGCAGAACCACACTATTTTGATTGAGTTTTGGCACAGCGACAAATCTAACTCATTTTCGCAATTTGGTCATACCAAATACCGATACATGAGCAAGGACGGTTCCAAAATGGTGGTCGATAACGAGTACGCCAAGAAGTCATTAACCGATGCCATGAAGAAATGTTTATCGCTCATTGGCGTATGCGCAGATGTGTTTATGGGTGAGTTTGACGATAGAGCTTACCAGGACGCCGCCAAGCTTGAAAACGACCTTAAGCGAGCTGATAACAGAGATGCGGAGTATGCCAGCAAGATCGAATTATTTGACGCCTACATTGCTGACACAGTTAAAGCAATCGAGCTTTGCCCAAGCGTTGAGGCAATGCAAAAAGTTTACGGTTTGGCAGCAAACAAAATCGACCGGGAAGCACCGATTCTTGGGTTAAATTCAGCGGACGCTAAAAAACCAATTGACACAAAATACTTTGAAATGGTGAAGCAATTTAGTAAGGGGAAAGCAGCATGAGATTGTACGAAATTACCGGCGCAATGCTTGAAGTTCAGCACATGCTAGACGATGGCATTCCTGCCGATCAACTGGCTGATACCCTGGCCGAGATCAAGATTGATTTTAACGACAAGGCAGGCTCGATTCTTTACGTGATCGCCAACATGAAAGGCGAGATAGAAGCCTGCAAAGCCGAAGAAGAAAGGCTCAATAGTCGTCGGAAGTCGAAAGAAACTCAGATCGAAAATCTCAAAGAATATTTGCTGTACAACATGGTAGCGCTGAACAGCAGCAAGATCGACAACGGTTTGATGACTGCATCTATCCGAAAGGGTGCGCCAGTACTCCAAATAATTGATGAAGACGCCATACCAAACGATTTTAAGAAGATCTCGACTTCGATAGCGACTGATAAACGCGCCCTGCTAGCGGCTCTAAAAGAGCTTAAAGAAGGCGAGACAATAACCGGCGCTGCGATTGTTCAAGGCAAAAATTCACTAACGATTAAATAGGAAATTATCATGGCGAAGAAATACGATGTAGTTGCTCGCGTTGGCTCTTATACCGACTCAAGCGGCCAAGAAAAGGGCAAGTTTGAAAACGTGGGCGCGGTTATCGAAAACCAGAACGGCGGGCTTAATCTGCTGCTGAAAAAGACCTTTAACCCGGCTGGACTGGCCGAGCCAGGAAAAGAAAGCATTATTCTAAGCTTGTATGAGCCTGAGCAAAAAAGCGCATCACAAGCGCCGCAGCAAAGCTATCAGCAGCCACAACAGCACCAAGCTCCGCAGCAATACGCACAAGCGCCACAAAATAGACCCGCGCAGCAGCCAGCAATGAACCAGCGCCAGCCGAACCCAAGGCAACAGCCACCGGTTGATGATTATGCTGGACAGTTCTAACCATCCAAGCGGCGTTAAGTCGCCGCGTTTTGAGGATAATCTATGAGTTGGAACCCTGAGAGCATAACCGAGCCGGTGGCGCGCAGAGATTATAACTGTAGCGCGTGTGAATGGGTTCACGATTGGATCAACGAACAGGTTTTCTCATTCGCCGAACTGCGACTAATTGCCAAAGCAAAACGCGATGGATGGCGTATTAAGAAGGGTCAGAAGTATATAAAGGTAACGGGCAAGTGGGATGGTGATTGGTCTGTATTTAGAGCACGCCCAGAAATCAATGAACTGTGCCAAAAGCATGGCATTTACCAAGAATAGACGCGTTTTTGAGGAGATTAAACGTGAAGGCAATCATTCTGTACCTTGACATGCAATTTTGGATCTCTATTTTTCCTTACTCGATAAAAGAGCGGGATAAATATTATCAGGTCATGAATGACAGGCTAATGCAGTTGCATGGATTTTGGGTTAAAAAATGATTGAAACGATCACGATTAAAAAGGATCAGCTTAACGCGATGATCGACGACGCGGCAAAACAGATCGCAGATTTGCAGGTCAAAAATGAGGCGCTAATTAAAACAGCCCAGGCGGTCATTGATCGCTGGGACTCGCCAAACTGGCGCGACGGAACCCATACAGCAGAGTATATACACTCGCTGCGGGATGCGGTTAAAGCGTGTTTGAACTAGGGGGTAATAAATAATGGTGCACATTTTTACAGCGAAGATGCAACCGGCGACCGATTTTATAGACGACTGCGGAGCGATACCGATCCATTTTAGCTTTAAATCTGACGATTTGCTTTATTGCCAATGCTGCAACAAAGAACACACAGCTAAAGATTGCGTTGTGCAGGTTTATTACGATGACACTAGCATTTGGTGCGCGCCGGGCAAAGGCTGCAAAGACCCGCACGTCATTGATGCGAAGAAGGCCAAAGAGTTTGCAAACAGAAGTGCTGGGCAAAAAAAACGTTATGCAAAATGTAACGCCTAACCCTGCATTCAGCGGGCATCCGCTGGAATGCCTTGTTAGGCGGTTTTTTACGTAGGGGCAACCTGGTCTGTTAGAAAGTGCGCATATCGACAGATTGGTTTGTGTTGGAACGATTATGGTTGTAAACGACCGCAATCTAGCAGAGTTCGATTCTCTGCCCCTGCTCTCTATTAAAAAGGTGATTTATGGCAATTGAATGGCAAAAAGGCGAGCCACCAAAAGATGACAAACGATATTTAACAAAAACAAAAACAGGGATCATTTGCTCTTCATCATATAGAGAGGGGCGAACAGGGGAACCCGTAAAGCATTATCTCGGTTGGCGCTGTGACTGTTGCGGTAGATTTGGAACGCCTGAATATTGGGCAAATATTGACGCCTAACCCCAAGCACAACGGCTTGTCCGTTGGTGCGCCTTGTTAGGCGGTTTTAACAACTAGGAGAATGAAAGAAATGAGCACAGAACATGAAGAGCCTTGTGGGTGGATTCGCGGAGAGCCGCTAGAAGTTAGGAGGAAAGTTATCTCAGGGGTCAACGCTTTTATGGTAAGGCAGTCAAATAATCTTAGGCGTCTTGATGGTGATTTTAATCCTGGCTGCATAGCATATAAGTGGTTTTATACATTTGATGAGCTATTAGACTTTTTGCGATGGTGGATGAGCGCCTAACCCCGCATTCAGCGGTTTATCCGCTGCAATGCTTTGTTAGGCGATTGATTTAGAAGGATTAAGGCAATGGAAAAATATAGATGCGACGTCAGAGGAACTGATGTTGAAATATTCAAAACAGAAAAAGGCGAATTCTTGCCGTATGACGTTGTGAATATTGAAATTGAAGAACTTAGATGCGAGGTTGCCCGTTTGCGCCAAGCGCTTAGCGATATTGCTGATCCATTTGCGGCGTGGCAACGCAACTTAAAACAAGGGGAGCAACTTAATAGCGTAATGTGTGTAGTTTTAGCAAACGAACCTGAAACGTATAAACGGCGGGCTCGTGAGGCTTTAAGCGCCTAACCCCGCATTCAGGCGCTCGTCGCCTGGAATGCTTTGTTATACGCGAGATCAAGACAAAAGGTGATTTATGGACTTAATATTTTTGGCAAAAAAAACACTAAAAGAACAAGGATTCGGTGGACTATACCACGATGACTGTGGATGCGAACTAGACGATTTAATGCCTTGCTGCGCTCCGTGTATTGATTGCACTGCTGGCTATAAAAGTACGCATAGCGTTACTGGAGAATGGGTTATCTCTGGCAAAAAGGACTTACCAGACGACAGGATAGAGGTGAATCATGGATAAAGTAACAGTAAGCGCCGAGCCACTGCGAGAAATACTTCAGGCGTTGATAGGTTCGCCACACCATATTAGAGAACTTCAAGCAACAATGACATTACCCGGCAACTTAAACCCGATAAACCAATTGTGCGAGGAATTTAATATTCAGGCGGCTAGGCACAACAATAAAGACGTATAACCCCAGCATTCAGCGGGATAATGCCTTATCAGGCGATTTTAACACCGGAGATGAAGAGATGAAGGTTTTCAGAGTAGTGACTGAACGGGACGGGGAAACGACAAAAGAACCCGGCACAATATCTACAGAGATTGTTAAGTCTGAATACTTGTACGCGGCAGAAACGATTGAGCGGGTTTGGAAAGAAACTGAATTTCTGCGTGATAGTATAGGACATGAAATTATTGCGATAAGCGAAGTAGCACCGGCTATTACTGTGCTAATGAGCGCTTAACCCCCAAGCTAACGGGCGCGTAGCGTCCCATCGAGCACCTTGTTAGACGACAGTCGTTTTTCCAGGTATTAGGCGACAGTCGTCTAATCAGGTAAAGAACGACATTTGAAATAGCGTTTTGGTTATTGCAGAAAGTGGACAGAAGTTGGAATAAGGTGATTTGAATGAAAAAAGTAATTATCACAGACGGCAGAATCGAAATATCAGGTTTCAACGATATTGATTTTAGGCGAGATCATTTAGGTTCTTGCCGCGATGTTATGAGAGTAGCACTGGCATGGGCTGCAAAACGAGCAAACGATGAGTTATCACTAGATCTGATCGGTGACTGGGATAAGCAAAAAACTGTGCTGATGGATTAGGTGAAGTATGAGCGAACTGTTTAAAGTGAGCGACTTGCACAAAGAAGTGCTGAATGCTTTTGAAGCGGCCGCTTATTTGCAGTTGGCTCCAAAAACAGTCAGAGCGATGACCTTAGAAGGCCGATTGCCCGGTAAGAAAGTCGGGCGCGAGTGGAGGTATCTAAAAAGTGTGCTTGAGAAGTGGTTATCTGGCGATTATTCTGAGCCTGAGCAAAATCCAGTGGGTGTTCTCAACAGAAAGGAGAACAAATCATGTCGCTCTTTAAACGTGGTGACACATACTGGGTCAATATTAGGCACAAGGGACGCCGACTACGAAAAAGCACTGGGACTGTAGAGCTTGAAAAGGCTCAAGAGTTCCATGACCAAGCGAAGTCGGATTTATGGAGAGTTGAAAAGTTAGGAGGCCGCCCAAGACGGACTTGGAAAGAGGCTGTCTTGCGCTGGTTGAAGGAGAACAGCCACAAAAAAAGCCTGGGATCGGACAAGCGGCGCTTGAAGCTGCTTCATGCCTGGATCGGCAATCTTTACATGGACCAGATCGACAGAGAAACCGTTGATCGCATTAAATATGATCGAGCTGGGCAGAACAAACTGAATTGCCAAGGCCAGGACACAGGCAAATGTGTGACCAATGCTGAAGTAAACAGAATGCTGGCCTTGCTCCGAACCATATTAAAAGCCTGCTGTGATGATTGGGAGTGGATTGATAGCATACCCAAAGTGAAGTTGTTCAAGGAAGATAAAATCAGGATTCGATGGCTGACACATGAAGATGCCAAGATTTTGTTAAATCATTTGCCTGATCATCTAAGGGCTATAGCCAGCTTTTCACTGTCCACCGGATTGCGTGAGCAAAATGTTGTGGGCCTGGAATGGTCACAAATTGATTTATCTCGTCGAGTAGCGTGGGTGCATGGTGACGAAGTAAAAAATAGCAAAGCGTTGGCGGTGCCATTAAATGAGGAAGCATTGGAAGTATTGAGAGAACAGCGATTCAAACACGATCGCTATGTTTTCACGTTCAAAGGTGACCGAATTTTAAGGGCAAATAACACAGGATGGCGCAAAGCGTTAAAGGATGCCGGAATCACCAATTTCCGTTGGCACGATTTAAGGCACACCTGGGCCAGTTGGCATATTCAAAACGGAACAGCATTAAACACGCTGCAAGAGTTGGGTGGTTGGGAGTCTATCGAAATGGTGCGCCGTTATGCCCATTTAGCGCCCGAAAACTTAGCAAAAGCAGCAGCCGACAATTTAGCGCGTGGTCACGTTTTGGTCACAGACGAATTAGAGGCAATAAAAAAGGCGACCCACTCGTAACGTAATCGCCTGATTTATCTAGTAAAAAATGGTGCCCGGTCTCGGAATCGAACCAAGGACACGGGGATTTTCAATCCTACTATTTAATATAAAACATTAATAATATCAACACCTTACTGATTTTGCTCAAATCTTGTGACCGTTGATAGACCGCTAAAACCGTTGAGGTATTGTCGAAGGTGGACACAAAATGGACACATCGGCATTGTACCAAAAGTGAGCAGTTATTACCATGAGCAACAACTTAACCACAAGGGATTTTAAGTCCGTCGCCGCGCTCAGCAGGGCTTGATTTTCCTGGCTTTGCGACTGGAAAAGCAGGGCACAAATTATGCAACCAGTTTTCTATAATCACCACCTAACGGGATAATTCTCGGTATCGCCACGAATGTTCTATCAGCGTTACCTGTTTTCTTGACTGTAAAATTAAATGTACCCGAAGCTGGCATATTAAAATGCACGTAGAATCTACGCCAAGTCGTCCCAGTGTGTGTGTCACTCCACCCCCCAACAGTCACGGTAGTTGTAGCGCCTGCGGTTTCATTTTTAACATCGATAAACGCTGATATTGGTTTTCCAGCCAGATCTGGATATTGCGTAGCGTCTATTGTCATTCCGAATGATTCAGATGTTGAAGTCGATGCGCCAGCATCTAATTCATAAACACTGATAAGTGGGCCGAGTCCATGCACTTCAGATGATGCAATAAACGTAGACGCAGCGCCTCCAACGATTGAAGTCCAGTTCGCCATTGAATCTAAAAGATTTATAGAATTTACGTTGTCTATTAAAATGTCCTGCTGCCCATCGAACCCTAACGTAGAATTTTCAATGACGAAAGGTTCAGTGTCGTCGTTGTGTGAAACAATTCGCAACCCACGATTACGCGAATACGCACTATTTGTTGTCGTGCTGCCATATGTTTTAACAAGAACTGTATTAGTGTCACCGACCAACATTGTCGGAGTATCTATATTTAGACCAATCGTGGACACGGCGTACACTAACGCATGACTTGGGCCAGCCCCTATTGAATAGAATGGAGCAGTGAATTTTACCCCCCTACACGGGTAAGCAGTGTCCATTGTAGTTTCGCTGCTAGACCCTTGAAGAATCACATCGGCATATACTGTTACTGCTGGCGTCGTAAATGTGTGTCCACTAGCTGCGTTATTATCAAAATAACAACTTGCATCAAAGGTCATTCCTTGAACTCCATACGCAAAAATAGCTGCTTTAGCGCATAGCTCCCATACGCAATTCACAAACCCTATACCGTAAGACGGCTGGAGTTTCATGCCAAACTCGGAGTGAGCCCCCCATTTGCATCCAACAAATGTGTTTTGATTATTCTGGCCTTCGCTATTAATAAACCCTCTAACACCGGATATCCAATAACAGTTATACCACGTGTTATCCCAACCATAACTGACGTCAGTAGATGCAACCAATGCGCCGTAAAACGATAAGTCCTTAAACGTGTTGAAATTGCAACACCCCTTCATACAGTAATCTGCTTTTGAGTTACCATTAAATATTATTGACTCAATAAAACTGTTTGCGAACTGGTTTGTTGCGCCTGTCGTCTGTGGCAATCGCACAATAGACGACATGATTGCACCAGCAATCAGTTCTGTTTTTGGTCCTTCACCCTGTAGTTTTAGTCTCAATGTCCTAGCCACTCCAATGTCAATAGGAGCATTTACTGTTATTTCTCCATTCGGTAGCGTCAGCGTGGATCGGCTTTGTATCGTGGATAGCAAGCTATTCAATATGGCGGCATTGTCTACGCTAACGCTTGTTACAGACACACCGCATTGTTCCGACCTCAAGACATTGCTTTCTCTATCCAGCATCCACACTAAACCATTAGCTGCCGTATGATTCTCGTATTCATCAGGTACCCAAGCACCATCGGCTTTAACCGCCCGCACTTCGGCCAACGTAGCAGCAGTATACTTGCCGCCACCTTTAGGTTCTAAAGTCGCCGCCCAGCCATCGTAGTAGCCTATCGTTCTGCATGTGTCACCCTCTGCTGGCGATAGAGCTACCATTGCAGCAACTGTTGCAACGGTTTGATTCTCCAAAAATGTTGCCGCTAAAACGCCGCCGTTCAGGACGTTGAACGGATCAATCGTGTCTAAAACGCTTCCAGCCGCATTTTTAACTACAATCTTGTAAGTGATAGAGGTATCAAAATAAATGTCAGTAGGTGGCTTTCCGGCGCTGTTTAGCGTTAAACTTGTTCCGCCACTCGCCCCGGCTGAGCTGGTGTAATAGGGCGTAGGCGTACTGGTGCCAGTCAAATAGAATAAAACGGTGCCATTGACCATGAGCAAGCCGGTAGCCGGGTCGATGAACTGCTGTATAAACGGTTGGCCTTTGACGTATGCCATATTAAAAACTCCGGGCAATAAAAAACCAGCCGAAGCTGGTTAGGGTGATTTGATGGAAATAATTATTGCGGTCGCCGTTATAGCTAACGCGCTGTTACTGGCCGTGATCGTTTACATCTTGAGCGTGTTTGTGACGCGCAATAATGAAGATGATTCGAATTTTTTATTTCTTGAGAAGGTTAAGCGGATTACTCGCAAGCTAATCATTTACGGGTATTATTTGTTAATGGCCTTTATTGCTTATACGGTACTAATGATGATCCTGTGCGGGAATCTGGTTCTGATTGACGCTTTAGGAGGCGTTCCAAAGCCTTAAACGCTTGCTGGTCGTTAATGTTGCGCTGCTCTTCAATGGTCTTCCCTGCCTTTTTCAAAACTGCACCAAATACAATCTCTTTAGGGCCTTTCACGCCATGCTGTCCATTTATATCACGCATGGCGTTTTTTATCGCTGACTCCTGAACTCCTTGCAAGCTGCGTTCTGCTGTTTCGCCAAATCGTTTGTTGAGGATGTTATCTAGAGTGACTAACTTTTTAACATCAACGTTTGATTTCCATCCTAGCTGCCGCGCAACGTCATCTAACTTAATTGTGGCTTTATCCAATACTGGCCCTGATCGGTAATTTGACATAAGCTTGCGCATTTCCTTACCAACTACGACATCAGGATCAGCTTCGTCTATTGTTTTTCCCATGGCTTTTCTAAAGTCATTCATGGCATCAATTGATATGCTTAATTTGTCATTGATCTTTGCGTAATTAGGATCGACTGCGCGAATAGCATCGTTAAGTGATGTTCTGACGGATCTGATTAACTTGTCTGCGGCATCGGTTAAACCGCGCTGCGGCATTTTTTCGTAATTGATCAACTGATCAAGTTGCTGCTTTAGGTCGTGGGCGCGTTCTGCGTTCGGTGTTGCACGGTAACTGAGCAAGTCGATCACATCATTAATAGCTTTTTGCGCTGTCGGATCTTTTGCAATGCGTGAGCCTGCAAAATCATCTGGCGTTAATCTTCTGGCAAGTTCGCCGCGCTGATAAGGAACTTTTAACTTGTCCAGTTCACCAAAAAAGTTATTCTGTATTTCGGCAACGTCTAAACGCTGGTTTTTGAACTTTTGACTTTTTGCCAGATTGGAAAGCTTGGTTGTGGCTAATTCCGTTTTAGCATTGATAAATTCATAGCCCTCTAATACGTTGCGCCCAATTACGTCTGATGGCCTAAAGTCAAGAGCTTTGCTCTTAGTCGCGTATATTTGCTGTTTCATTTTCGCCATATTCATGGCTTCGCGCTTGGTGTCTCCATTCATTAATTTAACAGTCTGAATGTCGCCAAGCTCGAACTGTTGGCGCATTGCCTCTTTTGCCAAAGCATCGTCAACGGGTCGGCCTGCATCATCCAGGCGATAAAGCGCAAGATTGCCTTCACCATCGCCGCGCTTGATTTTTTCCGCCATAAGCCTAGTGACCGCAACTTCAGGCTTGACGTTAATGGGCAGGTTTTCAACATCGTCCATAATGTCTTGGAAGGTAAGCCCTTTATTTTTTAACGCAACTTCAAGCGCTTTGGTAGGTTCACCATCAGGGGTGATCAACAGCTTTTGTTTTGGTGCCAGTGCTTTAAGTGTGCCCTTGCCAAGATTGGTTAGGGCGGTCGATGCCGCGCCCGCCCCAGCTATCCCGGTCACGGCCCCGGCGATCTCGGGCAACAATGCCGCGCCTGTGGCGGCAAGTGGGCTTCCAGTTCTTTCTAGTACTGTATCGCCTAGTGTGGCAAATGCGCCCCCCTTCCGTGAAGTTTGGTAAGTCTGCTTGGCGCTTTCAAGCGCTTGTTCGTCTGTAACCTGCGGGTTTTCACTTAGGGTTAATATGTAATCAGCTACGGCACCCATGCCCGACAATGGCACGTTTGCAAAGTCCACGCCCATAGCGATAAGATCGCCCAGTTTCTTGACTCCCTTAGCGCCAAAGGCTGTTTCTGGTGCGTAAGTGGGTAGCTTTTGCTGTCGCTGCTTTATTGTTTCCGCTGCCGCGTCCAAATCTCCGCCAGAAGTTACCGCTTTAGCAACACCCTCAACGCCCGATATTAACTGATTTGACAAACCGCCCAGCACCGCTTGAACTGGTTCGATAACCATATCTGACGGATAGCCAAGAGGGAGCGCTTTTGGTTCTGGCTGCGCTTCTGGTTGCACTACTTGCGTAGGGTCGTTAGTGGCAGACTTAACCGTGATAATGCCGCGCTTAACTGCTTCGTCAAACCGGGCGCGTTTATCAGGGTCAAGCTTGTCCTGTAAACCCCTATTAGCGATTTCCTGAAACCGTGCGATATTTTCTTGAGGTGTGGCCATGTTAGAAACTCAGTAAGTCATCATCGCTTAGATTTGAAACGTCATTTTGTTGGCTACCAACAGCCTTACCCTTTGATAACTGTTCCGCTTTTCTTCTAAAGATTTTTGATTTTGAATCCTGCCACTGAATGAAATTACCGATCATTTCAATTTTTTTCTTTGGTGTAATGTTCGGGTTTTTTACACTCTCTGAAAGTGTTTGCGCCCGCGCCAACATTTCCTTTTCAGACTGAGGGCCGGGAGGGTAGGGTATATCAGTTAGGACAATCGCCGCGAATTGCTCAAGCTCTGCCTGCGCATCTGCTGGGTTAGTGTTTCCGACAACTTTAGATAGCCCCATTGTCACAGCCTTGGATAACGATGTATTCGGAGCCGATGCCATTACCTGTTCGATCTCCGAAACACCTTGATCATTTACCAAGCCAACGGAGGCAATATATTCTCGGTTAGCATCCCATTGGTCGGCTCTGTCTGCGAATGCTGCCGCGTTTTTGGCTTCTGCGCCTGCCAATTCAACATCCCGCTTTATTTCAGGCTTGTAGGTGGCATCTGACACGTTTTTAGCGGTTTGGCTTGCGCCTGATTTTTCGCCAGCCATAACAATAGGGCTTAATGGTTGACCGCCGCCGATCGGTAC